CTGATGGATGCCTATAAGGATCGTTTCTACCACGGCATTTATGACGTGGCAGAACGGACGGGAATCATGAAGGCGAATGTCGCTATTGATGACGATACGGCACAAAAAATCGCCGCTGCTCCGTGGAGCGGAAAGTCCTATAGTCAGCGTATCTGGAAGAATGACCAGCAGCTCGGCACGGCCCTTCGCACAGTCGTGTCGAATGGGCTGCACCGCGGGCTGTCCGTCCCTCAGATGGCAAAAATGGTAGAAGACAAAATGCATGCCGGTCTCTCCAATGCGAGAAGGCTAGTACGGACGGAAATGAACTATGTTCAGAATCGTGCAGCCGCTGACAGTATCAAAGAGTCCGGCATGAAATACTACCGTTTCATTGCTACATTAGACAGGCGTACTTCTGCTATATGCCGGTCACATGACGGTCACGTCTATTCCATTGATGAATACCGCCCTGGTGAAAATGCACCACCGTTGCATCCGAATTGTCGTAGCACTATCGCTGGCAGCCTGAAAGGCTGGCATAGCGAAGAGGGCGCTCGAACTGCTAGGAATATTGATGGGAAAACGGTACATGTGCCTAAGGGGATGACATACGATACATGGTATGAAAAGTATATTATCCTACAGCCAGCTCCAGCTAAACCCCTGCTATCAATCCAGTCTATTAAAGACGCTATCTCACAAAAACCACTTAAGGATATGAACGTATCTGATGTGTGTCATATAGGTGAAATGGTAAATCAGTTGTTAAAAGTAGACCAGCATATTGGGGACAAACAAAAGCTAAAGGAAATTTTCGGAAACTTTAGAGAAATGGGATGTACCATCCGAGATGACCAGTGGGCTAAAGGCAGTTCTAAGGTAAATAAAGAAATGCTAAGAAATGCATTTTCTGTATACCCAAAGGCATGGGCAGATTACTTGGACGCTACAAGTCGGAAGCTTTATACGCTCAAGGCTGACAGAGGATTCTTTATTAGCGGGGCTGTAATGGCAAACGGGAAACGTTATGCTACAAAGTTCGACAATTACCGTGAGAATTATGTTTCTATCCATATGAATGGCGTGCGAAAAACAACTCCGTTTCATGAAATTGGGCATTATGTAGAATTCTTTAATTCCGACGCTTTAAAAATATCAAAAGATTTTATCGCTCAAAGAACTAAAGATGAGAACCCAGTAGCGTTGGCGGAATTATTTCCAGGATTTGGGTATAATGATACCGAGATTACCAAAAAGGACGATTTTATCAATCCGTATATTGGTAAAGAATACACCAGTGCTTCAGAAGTTCTTAGCATGGGGCTAGAACAAATCTATGAACCCACAAAATTTGTGAAAAGCATTAGCGTCGATTCTGACGGGACGGAAACGCGGAATTATGCTATAATAACAGATGATAGAGAATATCTTAATCTTATTATTGGTCTGATATTAATGGCATAAACGGGGGGATTAATATGCCTGCAGACGCATTCGGGACTAATCTTGATATAGCAATGGCGGATTTAACTCGTGCAAAGACGGAATACTTAAAAGTATTCGGACAGCATTCTCTTGAGCGTGTTACGTTATTGGATCCTGTACACCCTGTTGCAAGTGAGTATAAATTAGCAGCGAAGAAACTTTGGCGTGCGATAAAAACGAAGCAAGCAATTCCTCAATTTGACAAGGAAATTTGGGATACAGTGATATTTTAAACCAAAAGCACTTGCGAGTTGATAGAAAAGAAGTTGGTAGGAATCTGAGGTGAGATCATTGACACGCAGAGAGCTTATTGAGTATTTAGATGCTGCACAGGATTTAACATTTTCTTATAAAGGACATTGGTATTTCATTGGTGAAGTGTTTGACTCCAAAACAGGAGTTTACAATGATCCTACCGAATATACTTGTGGACGTGCAGATACTGATGATGACTACCGATATTCTTCTATTGATGAGGCATTGGCAAACTTTAAGATTATGGGCAGGCCTTTTAAAGATATTTTGCCAGATATAGACTGGTAAGCAAAAGCACTTGCGAGTTGCAGGTGCTTTTTTGATACCCTAGAATGTAGGTGATGCGATGAAATATATTTCTCAAGAGGAAGCCGATGCGGCCATTTATGACAAAATCATGGAGGTCAAAGGGGATTATAACGGTATGGTAGAGGAATCGCCTATCATCAACGATACAAAGCTCCGAATGTACGTGGAGAAGTTTGTAGTGGATGTGATGGATTACTGCCACCGAGAGGATTTCCCTGATAGCCTGATTTATACGGCGGTGGAGCTTATTACTAAGTGGATGGATGCGGAGACTTCAGGAGAAAAAGCACCGCTGAAATCTTTGAAGCAGAATGATACGGAATTTACCTTTGCGGTATCTGATGTATCTTCTACTGGGAATCCCCATGAAGCAGACTTTGAGAGCTTGAAACCAAAGCTGAACCGTTTCCGCAAGGTGGGAGGTAGGCAGCCATGGAATTCGTAAGAATGAAGCGGTTGCTGAAACAGTTTATGTACAATGACCGCATGACTGTGTCCAGACAAGTCGCTTCTTTGGATGCAGAGGGAGCTGACGACTATAGGATTGATGAAATCTATCACGAGATTCCCTGTCATTTTGGCATCTACGAAATCAGCTTGACCGGGAAACAGTCCGATCGGGGCGATGTGTTGACACAAAAGCTCCG